GTGCCGTTTGTCATCGTGAAGGGTGAAGGCAGGATGTTTGAAAAGGCTGAGGACCCCACATGGGTCCGTGACAAGAATGTCCCGATTGATTACCAGTACTACTTCACGAACCAGTTCAAGAAACCCGTACAGGACCTTCTAGAGCCGCTCGTCAGCGCCGACTTGATTTTTGACAAAAAGTTCATGGCCAAGACGGAGTGCACCGAAGAGCTCAAGGCGCGCAAGGCGTTCCTGACGAGGTTTGCTGGTGGCATAAAAGCTGCGCCTTTAGAGTAGGTATGGCTGCGTTGCAGCACCAAATTATACAACTCATAGAGGAGGAGGTGGAGAGGCGCACGAGCCTCAAGACTCGGGCTATTTTAGACGTCGTTTCGCGCCTCTACGACATCCCTATTGAACGTCTCATAAAAGATACATTGAGTATTGAATGCAATTTTTGCAAAGGAATTCTCAGAAGTAAACAGCGCTGTCTCAAAATGCCGAAAGAGAATGGCTATTGTGGGTTTCATCAAGGCCAATCTCCTCAGGGGAAGCCGCAGGTAGAAGTCCAGGTGACGGAAGAAAAGGCTCCTTGGGACACTTAGAGATTTTGAAACTAAAGTAGTTAATGTCCAAGTCTGATCTACTTCTCGCGAGTCTGACTAAATTTTTTGAGATTCCCGAGAATCGTGAACAACTTCATAGCATAATTGGTAATGGCAAGGGCCCGTCCCTTCGCAAACTGGAGTGGTTCGTGACAAACTACTCCAAGAATAACCACGTGACGTTCACGGCTCCGAGTGGCAAGGTGTTTACGGTACACGTGGCTTACAAGTCCAGTCTGGACGGGTACAGTAAAAAGCTTTTTGATCCGTTTTGCAGAACAGAGCGGACAGAGTTCCAAGGGTTGACGACCACGTGCGCACAGCTCAACTTTCTGAGATGGGCAATTTCTAACGGAATTATCAAGGTTCTTAGAGGAATGGAAGAGAAGCAAAGCCTCCCTGAAACTGTAGAAGAGTGTACCCATAGTAAAATAGGTACAAATTGTATCCAGTAATAATTTGACTAGTATAAGCTTGATTGAAGTTAATTTGAAGACTGGTAGTTTGTGAATTTAATTTTGAAAAATTAAGATACCCTCCCTGATTGTATTCTTTCGGAGTTAACCCAAAAGAATACATGTAGATGTTTTTTGATGGAATTGAGAGTCCATGTTCCATGGGCTGTTTAAAAGAATAGTAGAGAGAACCCTGGAACGTACTCAGAATATCAACGTTATTGAGAGTAATCTTGGCGTTATTGATCACGTCCACATAGTTTGAATTTCCCGATGGAAATTGGAGCCCTATACCTGTTTGAATATATTGAGTCGTATACCCGTAGCTGTAACGCGAGTTGTAATATTTACCACTCGTCACGTCCTCATAATTTTTGTTTCTAAAAAACCATGAAATGACTTGGACGGGAAAGCTGGCTGTCAATTGTAGAATAGGATTTGCGCTGTTAAAGAACAGTGAAGACTCTTTCTGAACTCTGTTAACTATATACTTGAGAGGAGTGTGTTGATAGTACAACTTTTCCGGATTTTCAAGTAAAATTTCCTCTGTAATAATCTTTGGCCATGAGGTTGTACCCGGGGGGTATATATCTACGGAGGTGTTTGATGGTAGACTCGCCCACCACGTGTTGGGGTTGAAAGTAAATCGGATATAAAGACGCTGATTCCACATGGAGCACAATGGGAAATAAGGTTTGCGGAGGCGTTCACGTCCTTTGTTATTGTGCGAGTAACGCCGGCAGAAGAAAAACTCCAAAGGAATGGTGACTGTTCCGCCAACCTGGGCGTTTGAGACGTTGAGCGCCGTCTGTAGCCCAAGTTGCTCGTCTGCATCTAAAAACATCTGATCGCGAATGATGTACCAGTCGTCGTAAAGCGTTTCAACTATGGTTTCGTTCACCAAGAAGTCAACCTGTTTGATTAGAGCGCGACCAACATTGTTCGTGTAACTGTTGGAACCAGCCAGAGGTGGCAAAGTCACCGAGAGATACATGTTTGATAGCAGGTGGCCCATCTCTGTTGGCCGAAGCTCAATCTGAACACTTTGTCCCTGATAATACGGGCTTGGTGGCGGGAAAGGGTACACCTTTTGGTACATCACAAAATTTGAGTAGTGCTTGTACGCTGGATTCCACGGCGACTTGGTCATATCGTCGGTCAGGAGGTACTTTTCCTGTGGGCCCACCGCCTGTAACGCGAGAAGAGATCCAGAACTGAATCCTTGACCCTTTGTTTCAAAGTACTTGCTTTCGGGGAACAACCTGCCCGGTGGCTGCACGTCCTGCCACACCACGTCCGTGTTCAGATCACGCTGGCTTGCGTAATTTCCAAGTGAAATGTTTTGATTTAGTTCAACTGGAATATCTGGGATGTCCACATCAGGAGACGCGTAGGCCGTGAATCTACCCAGCGTGAATGTATTTGTGAATAGGGGCTCCTGAATCATAGCCGGTACACCATTGACGTAGACGTCGACTGGACTGTATGGGGCTGCACTTCCATCTATAGCTTCTAAAGTGGCGTATGTACCTTGTGAGAAGGATGTGATCTTCATATCAACCTTGAAAGTGGGTAGCCCGGTGATAATCCATCCTATAGTCGTTTGGGTTGGCGGGGGTGAAGTGAAATAAAACACCACCTTGTTGAGTTCTGAGGTGTAGTAACCGTAAACAGGAACTTTGACTCTTTTGCTCAGGTACTTGAACTGGGACGGTGGATAAAGAATCGCGCCCGTCGCCATTTGTGTGCCTTGTATATTCTGATCGGTGTCGGTCTGTAAAGTAAAAGACCAATTGTATCCTTCACCCTTTTTCATAGTCGCACCTGTAATCTGGATTTGGCCCATAATTCCTGTGAACCCATCACCGGTCCATCCCTCACCGACGGGAATCAAAGGCTGGTCGCTCGTGACGTAAAATGTCACCTCGTACGGTCCTGTGGCGCGATAAAATCCGTTCACGTCCAAGGGGTACAGTGAGACGGGCTTGACCTCAGGCTGAGGGGATGCGACTGTAGGGAGGGGTGTGGGTGCGCTTAGGGGAGGGGACGAGTTTCCTACAGTTTTGGTGAACGCGTCTTGTATATTTCTTTCCAAAAGGAGCACATTTTTGAATAAATTAAACACTGAAGCTTGCGCCTGTTGTTCAAGGCGGAGCGCTTGCGCCATCTACAACTCACTCAGATTATTCTTCCATAACTGCACCACACTCGTCGCCTTCAGAGTGTCCCGGTCCTGCGTGCGCTTGGTGATGAGCGCCATCAGCTTGTCCACCTCCTCCTTCGTGTACTGGTACGTCTTGATGTCTAGGAGCTTTGACCAAAGTTCGTCTGCAAACTTGGCCGCCTTGAGTTGCTTCTGAATCTCAAGCAGAGGTGTGTTCAGGACCTTCAATGTACCGCTGATCACCCCCTTGATGAATCGCGCCTTTTCAGATAGCCACTGAATTTCAGACTCAAATTCCTTGAGGAGCCACGCCTTGCGCTTCTTATAAGTCCCTAGGCGAATATCAATATAGTCTACAAGAATCTCCTCAGGACTTGCGTACTTCTTCACCGCTCCGTTGGGGCCGATCAGATACATGTTGCTCGTGTGAATCGTCTTGGTCAGGCCCAGCTCCTTGACGGGGTCTTCCCACGCGCCCGAGATCCCACCCCAGATGAAAAAGTCAGGGCTGGTCTCAGTCGAGTGATTCTCGTACTTTTGGATCGTGCCCTTTTCCAAGAGATCGTCCAGGTGCTCCTTGAAGTCCTGGATCCACTTGCCCGGGGGCAGCTCCGTCACGTGCCACCGACACCCCTCCTCACCTTGAACCACCCCCTCCATGACCCATGTATGATCCTTGGTTTTCTTCACCGTACCCCTGAACCCCTTGAAGTGTGGGACCATGGGTACCATCGCCACTTGATTGAGGGCGCATAGGATATTGTGCTTGATAATCTCCAAATCATACGGAGGCACGTAGCAGCTGAAACCCGTGCCGATGCCCTCCGCACCGTTCACAAGGATCATGGGCACAACGGGCGCGTAAAACTCGGGCTCCACCAGCTGGCCATCATCCTTGACGTATTTTAGAACAGAATTATCAGCAGGGTGGAAAATGCACTTCGTGAGTATATTCAGACGTGTGAAGATGTAACGGGAGCTGGCTGCATCCTTGCCACCCGCCAAGCGCGTGCCAAACTGCCCAGATGGCTCTAGCAAGTTGAGATTGTTGGCGCCTACGAAATTCTGAGCCAAGTTGACTATGGTGCCTTGAAGACTCGCCTCACCGTGGTGGTACGCCGTCTGCTCAGCCACATAACCCGCCAGTTGAGCAACCTTCATATCGGCCACGAGGTTTCGCTTGAGGCACGCGTAAATCACCTTGCGCTGACTAGGCTTGAGCCCGTCCGCAACGTGGGGAATGCTGCGCTTGATGTCTTCGGCGCTGAAATTGGCCATATCACGGTGGATGAATTCAGTGACCGGGAGATCCTTTACGGCCCCGTACGCGATCCCAGCTGGAGGGGACGCCATGTGATTTGTCATCCAATTCTTCCGGTCGTCGGCTTGCGCCTTGGAAAACGCGAGCATCATTGACTCATTCATTTTTGGATCGGAATTGAAGGCGACTGTGAGTTTCTCAATTTGCTTGAAATATTCCCTTGCCTCTGTACTTGTGGAGGTACCCAGACCCTTGTAGTACTTGACTGGACCGGGCATGGCACCAGACCGCTGAGACGCAGCTTCCCGGAAGGCTTCCTCTGTGAAGAACCAGGTCTTCCCCGCCTTGATCACAGGGGTCACCATGCTCACAACAAACCCTAGATCAATCAGCTTTGGCCAGTATACGTGGAACATGTTGAGGACGAGGCCCTTGATGTGGCTACCGTCCAGGTCAGCATCGGTCATGATCATGATGCGACCGTACCGCAAATCTCTCAGTGAACTATAGATTTTGCCATGTTGGAGCCCGAGGATTTTCTTCAAATTGCTAAATTCCTCGTTGTCAGTCACTTGCTTTACAGAAGCGTCCCGTACATTGCGAGGTTTACCCCGGAGTGGAAACACGCCGAATGCATTGCGGCCTACAACACTCAGACCAGCAATGGCCAGGGCTTTCGCGGAGTCTCCCTCGGTCACAATAAGCGTGCACTCGTGAGACCGGTGAGTTCCAGCCCAGTTGGCGTCGTCGAGCTTCGGAACACCCGTAATGCGCGACTTCTTGGACCCATCAGTCTTCTTGAGCTCTTTGTCCACCTTTGCGAGGCCGAGAGCGAGGAGATCGTCCAGGATTCCCGTCGCCAAGACGTCCTTGACGAATTTTGGTTTCAAATCAATGGCATCCGTAATTTTTGAAGTGCATTCCGCCTTGGTCTGACTGCTGAAGGTGGGGTTGACCACGACCGCCCGGACAAACACAAAGAGCGCCGCCTTGATCTGTGCAGGTTTCACCGTCACGCGCTTGTCAGCGGCGATCGCATCGCACAGCGCCTTGGTCACCTTGTCCACGTGTGCACCACCCTTGGTAGTGGAGATGCCGTTGACCCACGAGCACTGCTGGAACGCCCCGCTCGTTGAGTGGGCCACAACGATGTCCAGAGAAGTCCCATCGGACTTCTCGCCGGTGTGCATCTTGGCGATCGGCACATCACCGACGTGCATACGGGCATACTCCTCCAGGCTCGGGACCTTGAGCAACTCCTTGTTGAAACAGACCTGAGCCTTTGAGCACCACATGGCCGTGTCCCATGCGCGTTTCTCCGCGAGCTTCTCAAAGTCGCCCGCACCACCGAAGCGCTTCCAGTCTGGATAGAATGTGATGGAAACGTACGGAGAGATCTTGTCGGTCGAAGTGACGATTGTTGGCGGCTCAACCTTGCTCATGTTGTCGGTCCAAGTTTGCATGTAGATCTTCTTACCGTCACTAATTTTTATATTAAATTTAGAACTGAATACATTGGCCAACTTGGCACCGTACCCATTACGTCCACCCGTCACGCGTTGCTCCTCGTCGTTGTAGTTGGAGCTGGTCAAAAGGTGGCCAAATATGAGCTCGGGGATCCAGAGCGGGACTCCGGTGGCGTCCCGCTCCGTCTCATGTTTCTTGATCGGAATAGATACTCCGTAGTTTCTAACAAAAACGAAGTCCTTGCCCGTAACAATTTCAATCTTGGAAACCTTCTTTGGGTGTAGAGAGTGTTGATCTATGGCGTTGACCAGAACCTCGTCAAAGATCTTCACCAACCCAGGTGAAGCAGAAAGCTCAGAAAGCTTGAAACGCTCCCCGTCGCGAATCCAATAGGAGGCAGATTCGCGAGGGAGGGATCCAACATAAGTGTCGGGTCGTTTAAGAATGTGCTCAACGTGGCTGAGACGTTCATACTGCATTTACTATAAAAGTTGTCTTGCCTTTAGACCAAAGGGGGGACCCTTGGGCAGGACGGCACATGTTTTCACTTGAGGAGCATGTAACCTGTACCGGCCGCAATTGCCGTCCAAAATACGATGTGGTCAAGTTTATTCATGGCTTGAATTTGTTCTGGGGGCATTTTGTTGAATTCATCTTTGTACCCCTGGGGTTTGAACGGAAGCCATATGTAACGGCCAAATGGCACAAGAGTTGGCTTGAGCTTATCTTGGCAGTCATACGCGTAGTCATACCACGCGAGCGCTATATAAGGGAACCATAAGAGGAACGCGAGGACCCAGAGATTCTTGTGAGGGGCGAACCAGTATCCGGCCGCAAGAATCGCTGAAAATATAACACACTTAATATTGAGGGCAAACGGTTGACCTGGGAAGATACCACCCGCCATTTATATAAACATTTATAAAAGTTTTGATAACGCGAATAAAAGCAAAAAGACGAAAAGAACTATAATTATCATATTAAATTGCGAAGATGGGTGGCCCGACCACCGTTGAAGAGCTTGCTCCACCGTGAAAATCGGCTTTCCTATACGGGCGTTGACTTTATTATGGATGTTTACAGACCACTGGAATAAAGTGGCCGCGTCGCCGCCATCTGGGAAGGGGAACTCCATGAGGAGTTGGCTAAAGTGAGTACCACATGATGGGCAAGGAATCACGTCGGCAATTGCGTTCATAAATTCTGCAGTTGCTGTACCTGTGAGGCACGCCATGTGGATCGCACCCCATAGGGCCGGTCCCCAAATTTCAGGTTTAACACCCATTCTAATTTATCTAGAGAGTTTTTTCTTCACAATCACAGTCCTCACACTCGCAGTCCGCGCCACACTTGCACCCGCACTCCTTGGTGGCGTTCAGCGCCTCCTCAATCAGCGCCGCGCCGCGCGTGACTGGCACGTCCTCCTCCTCTTCAATCGGAGCGGCCGCGCCGCCCACCTTGACCCACTTTGTGTCCTCTCCATCCATAACATGCAGAAAGCCGCCGGCAGTGACAGTCTTGCCCTGGGTGCTGATGACGCCATCGTCGCCGAAAACAAACTCGTCTGGCACGCCACCCTCGTGAAGGAGGTCGGACACGTGGTTCACATAGTTTCCAGAATTCACATTCTTGATGTAGGAGCCCTCAAGAGTGTAAACGTTAGGGGTGGTGCCCAGCTGGACGCGGCCAAAAATACCAGACGTCCAGAAAAGACCCGACTCGGGGTCCTGGATGGTGAAAGACATTTATATTTACAGTGAAATTAGTTCAGGCGTATTTCCACACAAAACCCCCTGATGTTTTTATACGCCCTTTTAAACAGAAACATATGCCTGACCTTTGACACCCCAGTTCGTTTGCTGCATCTGCTATAGATCCAAATTCTTTCATAAAAATACCATCCTTACCAAACTGGTGAATAGGTACAGCCTTATTTGAGTCCTTTCCTTTTGGCATTTTATGGCCTTTTTGAGCTTCCGCCATCTTTCTTCTCGTTTCATCACTTTTAGGAACGCCTCTCATAGTAAGACTTGTTTTCTTACGCGTTTCTTCGGATATTACACGGCCTTTCAAAGATGCTCTTAGTTTTTCTTTGGTCTCGTCTGATAATGGTTTTCCGTAGTTGGGGTTGTTTTCACCGCTCATAAGTCGCTTGAAGTTTTCACGTCGTTCCGCCGTCCATTGAACTCCTGTATGACCGAGCCCTCCTGGCGCTTCGTTGTAAGGTGGCTTGAGTGTTGAAATGTAATATATCTCGCGGTCATTCAGAAGTCGCACAAGTTCCTCTTTCGTCAAGGCTTGAATAATTTCCACATCTTCAATTGTAAACATATCATTTCCATATTTTCGTATGGCGTTATATAAAGTTACTCTGACCTTGCCCCGCCTGGCTTCGGATTTATGATCAGTGAACCTTTTTGATAAAGTCATACGAGTTTGCCCTATGTAAAAATTGGAGTTTTCAAGGTTGTCAATTCTATAAATTCTCCCTCTGTATACCATTTAATAAGACACTATATTATTTTTTAACTCACAAGCGTTCCTCCCCTGAGTCTCAGTACCAAATGTAAAGTCGCCTCCTTAGACACGTTGTAGTCTGCAAGTGTCCTGTCATCCTCCAGTTGCTTTCCAGCGAAAATTAGGCGCTGCTGGTCCGGTGGGATGCCTTCCTTATCGGAGATTTTAGCCTTCAAATTAGCGATGGAGTCACTAGAATCAACCTCTAGCGTGATGGTCTTACCAGTCAGGGTCTTCACGAAGATCTGCATTAGATAATATTAGGCGGCAATTTTTAAGTGCGTCTCGCAAGCGAAAAAGAGCCATTTGGCTGACGCACGAGCTTGTGCGTCCGACGGGCCTCGTAGTTGGCGATCTCTTTGAGCATCTTCTTGACACGGGCGTGATTGCGCCGTAAGACGGCGGCGTTGTAATTCTTGAGGGTGGCCACGGTACGCATCCCCCGATTGCGGAGGCGCATGAGGGACGCCGAGGTCTTCGGCGACTTGTGGCTGCCTGAAGAGGGGCTCGTACGCTTCTTGTAGTGGCGGACGGCACGACCTGCATTGGAGCGCCTCCACGTGCTAAAGTTCAGGCCAGATACGGAAGGGCGCCGGGGTGACATCTTACTTCAAGGGCACAAAAAAAACGTGTCCTGTGCAGGATAGGGTCGGTGTGGATCATTGGATCCACACCCCCAAAACAACCATGGATCTGAACAAGCTCCGCCCGACCTACAGCCAGTGGCGCGCACCCCTCACAACCTCCGCGGAAGGGAGGGTGAGAGGGGTCACCCCACCCACGGCCTCGGCCGCAAAGCATATCTCGCACCCTCCCAAGGGCAAGGGTGGACCCCTATGGCAGCAGTTCTACAATGACGCGGTGGCGCGCAACCACCCTTACCCTGAAAAGCTGGCCGACACCCTTCTGCGCTCGCGCGAGCACGCCCAAGAGCTGGAGGCCAAGCGGCACACTACCAAGGAGTACACGGGCGCTCCTAAGATGCAGGAGACGGCCGTAGTAAACAAGGGTACTGTGAAAAAGGGCAAGGTGGTCCTACACGACGCGCTCCGCTGCAAGGCGCTGACACTAGAGGGCCGGCGCTGCGGCTTCAAGGCGACTTGCGGCGAGTTCTGCAAGAAGCACTCGGTGGCGGAAAAAATGTAGGCACTTGATAGAATGGAGTTTAATTGGAACTATATATGGGCAGCTCTTGCCGTCAACTTTCTCATAGTCTATATCGTCCCTCGTCTTATAAAGAAGCCCACTGGCATCCAGGTCGTGGATGATGTGGTCCTGTTCCTCAACTCCCAGAAGGGATTCCTGCTTGCGTCGTCAATAGTCGTCGCTCTCGTGACGTACCTGTCCATTTACTGGGTAAATTCTCAGGGTGCTGAAAGCCCGAGCTCCCCAGCGCGCACAGAGTTTTAATATTTCCATTTATTAATGGCCACTACCAATGCTGCTATCATGCAGACGAATAACGCCATGAAAAAACTGAACACCGCGGCAGTCGCGCAAGCTAACGCCGAGGCTGGTATGAATGTGTCCCAGAACCTCGCAAAGATGAATCAGAGCAGCAGTCAGGCGGCGCGTGGATTCGCCAATGCCGCCAACCAGATGATTAAACTAAACTTCCCGGCTATTGCAAACAAGTTAAAAAATGCATCCAAGGCTGCGGAAGCTGCGGCCACTGCCCGCGCAGCGCAGAACGCAACTCAGGGCCTCAATATGCTGCGGGCACAGATGGTCAAGAACCTGAACCTCGTCAATGCTGGCAAGCCTCCAGCAAATGCGGCAGGCATTGTTTAACTTGCTCGCTCGTATGCGCGTGGTCCCAAAACGCGACGCGCTTTTCAAAGCAGTTCTTGAGACAATCGGCAAGATCTTTCTGGTCAGGATGACCCCACTCAAGGTCTTTTGTGAATAGAAAATCGTCAAACCCAATAGGCCCCGTCGTGCACTTCACGACCCATGGCGTATCTACATACTCTTTGAGGCCCCCGTAGTCTGATATAATGACGGGCTTGGACCTCATAGCCGCCTCAACGGCCCCCATTCCGACACCCTCGGAGTGCGAGCAATTGACGTAACAATGACAACTGTTATGAATCTTATCTATGTCCTCGTCACTCAGTAGACCGTTTATGACAACTATTCCGGGCAACTTGATCTCTATAGGCTGCATGCACGTCGCCTTGAGTACGAGGCGCGCTTCCTGTCCGAAGCCGCAGCTTAGAAAAGCGTTCACGAGACCTTGGATATTTTTGCGGGGGTCGGCTATATTTCCGATTGTGTAAAATGTGTATGGCGTGGTTTCCTTCGGCGCCTTATGCGGGCTCTCGTAGGCTAAGAGCCGCATGACCTTCCACGTCACTTGAGGGAATTGTCTTTCAAAAACAGTCTTGCAGAAATCAGACGCGACATAGAGCGTCTTATATTTTGTCAAAATTCCATATACAGGATTTACAGTCTCAGTTTCACAAATAGTCATATACATCATATCATTGCACATAGTAGCATATTGATCAACTATATCCAACTGGGCCTGAATAGGTAGTACGAATGCAAACCCCCTGTCGTATCTGGGTTGTTTAGGGGCCTGTCCAAACTCCACGTACTCGGCCTCCATTCCATTTTTCCTCAAAAATTCAGCATACCTATTCGTCACCTGCCCTATTCCCGCTAGAAGACTGGGACCGACGAAGAGCCAAGTAGTTGGCATTACAATCACTATAGATCATTCTTTTAACAAGTTCACGAAACGTAACCTTGGGTGCCCACCCAAGCACTTTGCGCGCCTTGGATGCATCAGCGATAAGAACATCAACCTCTGCTGGACGATAGAATTCCGGGTTGACCTTGACGATAACGTCTCCACTTGTCGTAGTGCCAACCTCATCAACACCCTCACCTGACCATTGAATTTTAGTTCCTAATTTCTCACAGGCCAGTTCAATGAATTCACGGATTGAATGCGTCTCACCCGTTCCAATGACAAAGTCCTCTGGTATATCCTGCTGAATCATAAGCCACATGGCCTCTACATAATCTGCAGCATGCCCCCAGTCGCGCTTGGCTTCCAGGTTTCCAAGCTCTATGGGCTTGCCCGTGCGTCTCCATTCATCCAAACCGAGAGTGATTTTTCTGGTCACGAACTCGGCACCGCGGCGTTCGGACTCGTGGTTGAATAAGATGCCTGTACAGGCAAACATGCCGTAGGACTCTCTGTAGTTTTTGGTCATCCAGTACCCAAAGAGCTTTGAGACGCCGTATGGACTCCTTGGGTAAAATGGTGTCGTCTCACTTTGAGTCGCCTCCTGAATTTTGCCAAACATTTCACTCGTGCCAGCCTGGTAAAACTTGAATTTAGAAGTAAATTTAGTCTGTCGGATCGCCTCAAGAATGCGAAGCGTCCCTAGAGCATCTACGTTTGCAGTGAACTCTGGTTGGTCAAAAGAAATCTTTACGTGAGACTGTGCACCTAGGTTGTACACCTCGGTGACGTCATATTTGTCCATAAAAGAACTTATAATTGCATTTATACGAGCAGTGTCTGTGAGGTCCCCTTCCACGAGATGGAACCTGGGGTTGGGCTTGAGGTGCTCAATGCGTTCATGCTTTTTCTCCGAGCAGTACCGAGCTATTCCATAAACATCGTACTCCTTGGACAGTAGAAACTCTGCTAGATAGGACCCGTCCTGTCCTGTGACTCCTGTAATGAGAGCCGCCTTCATATGTATTTTAGCATTATCTGTTTTATTTGATAATTTAACACAGCTAATCGCAATTCAAGTGGATTTTCAAATAAAATTCTTAGAATAACTTCACGACCATATCTTGACAAAGGGCACCTTACCCATACCATGGACACCCAAGATGCTACTTTTGCCAACATTCTAATGATGTGCTAGGAAATTATAGTCTAAAATAAGCGTGCAAAATAAAGTAATAAATAACTATATAATCACATGTCCATCTGCGTTCTAGGAGCTGATGGGTTTATAGGCAGAAACCTCGTGAAGGATCTTGGTGCACGAGGTTTCGGTCGTAAAGATCTTGATTTAGTGAACACTGAAGCAGTTGACCAATTTTTCAATTTAAATTCATTTGAAGTCGTCATTCATTGCGCCGCGGTTGGTGGTAGCCGTCTCAAAGTAGATGAATCTGATGTGTTTTATAAAAATGTAAAAATGTTTGAAAACGTTGCACGACATGCCGACAAGTTCAAGCGTCTCGTATGGTTTTCTAGTGGGGCTGCACTTCACGCACCGGACACACCCTATGGTTTTTCAAAGGCTGTATGTGAAAAGCTAGCCCGTCTTGTACCCAATTGTCAGGTGTTTCGTCTCTTTGGGTGTTACGGAATAGATGAGCCTCCTACGCGATTCATCTCGTCGTGTTTACGTGGTCCTACCCACATTCAGGAAAATAGATATTTTGACTTTTTTTGGGTTGGCGATATTCACAAGGTAATTAACAACTTCACTACATGCGACGGTAAGGTTCATGACCTTGTCTACAAAACAAAGTGGAAGTTATATGACGTTGCTAAAATGAACAAGGCGAAGGTCATCAGTCTTTCATACGACGGCGGCCCCACGTACATTGGCGAATTCAATGAGGAGATCGGCAACGCGATCGGCATCTTCGACCGTCATCCCGTGATGAGCCCCGAGGAGGAACCCGTCACTCATGATCTCGTCTGAAACTGTAAACGCCTTCAGATACTTGTCCCTATACACAGGGTGACGTGTGATGTTACCAGCAAAACACACGCGCGTCTGGACGCCGTTATTCTCAAGGAACGTGAGTAGTTCTAGGCGGTCACCCTTTTTGCACATTAACGGAATCGCAAGCCAATTGGGCTTGAACGAATCATTCGGAAGCGTATAGTATGAGCAGTCCTTCAATCTCTCCATGTACCGCTCAAACACCGTGCGGCGACGCGCAAGGAGGTCATCAAGTTTCTTCCATTGTGTTAGACCAAACGCGGCATTCATTTCACACGCCTTGAGGTGATAGCCTATAGCTCCATACAAAAACTTCCAGTCGTACGGAATGCCATCAACCGAATAGTTGAAGCGCTCAGAGGGCTCCTCAATGTTGTCACCAATACGACCCCAATCTCTGAACATAATTGCGCGCTTCAAGTAATCGTCAGAGTTGAACATCACCATCCCCCCAACCCCACCGGCGGTGATCACGTGACTGGCGTAAAAGCTGGTTGTGGCTATATCGGACCACTGGGTTGTTGTGATCGTGTCTGCCGAGTCCTCAAAGAGGATGAGATCTGGGAAAGCCTCTCGGATGGCCTTCCAGTCTGGGGTGTTACCGATGAGATTTGGGATAAGCAAGACTTTCGTCTTGGGCGTCAGCACCTCACGGATGTTATCAACACTCGGTACATAGTAACCACCGCTCTGAACATCACAGAAAACGGGTGTGGCCCCAACCTGAATAATGGGCGCGACAGTCGTTGCGAAACCGCACGCAGGTGTGATCACCTCATCACCAGGCTGAAGGTCAAGAGCGCACAAACCAAGGAGGATAGCACTAGACCCCGAGTTTACGAACAGACCGTGTTTCTTTCCGAAGCGCTCTGAAACCTTCTGCTCAAACTCAATTGTGCGAGGGCCGAACCCAGCCAACCACCCGGCGCGCAGCGACTCCTCTACAGCCTTGATCTCATCCTCACCATATGCCTCAAATTGGTTTGGAGCGTACCAAATCTTCTTGGACATTATGTGTTATAAAAGGACACAACTTTTATCTACACATAGAAATGCGCGCCCTTGTGACTGGCGGCTTGGGATTTATAGGATCAAATTTTGTTAAGCATATTTTGAACACAAACGACTATGAAGTTATAAATGTTGACAAGTGTGACTACATGGCCCGAGAGCACAACGTTCCCGCCAATCCACGGTACACGTACATACGTGGCGACATCACTGAGCAGTATCATATGACCCATATTTTCCGGGAGCACCAGCCCGACATTGTGGTGCATTTTGCAGCCCAGTCCTGCGTTACTAAAAGCTTTGATCTCGCTTTTGAGTACACACGGGACAACGTGCTCGGGACGCATGTCCTCTTGGAGACGGCCAAAGAGTACGGCAAACTCAAGAGATTTATTCACATCAGTACAGATGAGGTATACGGGGAAGTCGGGCCTTTGACCACTTCATGTGAGTCGGCCCCTCTCAACCCGAGCAACCCGTACTCGGCAAGCAAAGCTGCCGCCGAGCTCTACGTCCTTGCATATTCAAACGCCTTCAAGCTCCCATGCATCATCACTCGTGGCAACAATGTGTTCGGTCCTCAGCAGTACCCAGAAAAGGTGGTCCCACTTTTCATCACTCAAATTTTGGATCAAAAACCGGTGACTATTCATGGGGACGGCGAGACCCGCCGCAACTTCATTCACGTTGATGATGTATCCCGTGCTATTGAGATGATTCTAATGAAGGGTGAGGTTGGAAAAACCTACAACATAGGGAGTCAACATGAATACTCGGTTAACGAAATTTATGATAGACTGAAAAATATAATAGGGCGTGGAACGGCCGAATACGTCAAGGATCCCCGGGCGTTTAACGACTCGCGTTACTGCATTGACAGTTCTGAACTCAGAAAGCTCGGATGGTCAGAGACTCTTGATTTTGATTCAAAATTGAGAGAGACGGTTCAGTGGTACAAAGACCACCCAGACTGGTACAAATAATTTCCACATGTAAAACAAATGACGATGCTAAATATCCTCATGATGACCCTTGCGGAGCTGTTTGGAAACGCGCACCTCAAGTGGTTTGCCGAGAACGGTAAGCATCATCATCTAGGGCTCGGTGTGGTGGCGTGGTTAGCCGTCCTCTTTTTCCTCGTCAAGGCCCTCTCTCAGCAGAGCATGATGTGGACATGCATCATGTGGGAAGCGATGATAGTGCTAGGTGGCGCTATTTCAGCTTGGCTCGTGTTCGGTGAAAAGTTCACGCACTGGATTCAGTGGCTCGGCGTCCTCTTTGCACTCGGTGCCGCCATTTGCATAAACTATAATTGTGCAGACAAATAAACAAAGAACCTGTACTAACAGTATGGATGAGTTTCACAAGCACGTCTTTCAGAGACTAGACAATTTAGAGGCGGAATTGTCTGAACTCCGGGAAGCGACGTGGCCCGTGTGTCAAGGGCTCAAGGACCAGAGGAGTCAATTTGTCAACATAAAAGAAAAGCGACGGTTTTTCAAGTTTTTGGATATTGATGTGGTCAAAACGCTCTTGAGGCTCAAAGGGAGTTTCATGGGAAAGTACCCAAGTTTAGACGTTGAAGAACTGAGACAGGTGCTGGTAGAGGAGCCTCGGGTGGCCGCCTCACCAACTCTGTTTTCCCGTCAATGAACTTCCCCTCTTGAATCCACATCTTGATATTTTCTTCCGTTTGTAGATGCTTGTGGTTATTGTTATCCAAAGCATGTGCAAAAGTCCTCATCTTATTTAGGACGTGTTTCTCGTCACCGAAGCTACTCAGATGCCAGCCAGCGTACTGTACGCATGGGAACTTCCAGCGGTCGTCCCGCAGCCTGTTTGGTCCCACCCGGCGCAGCATATCAGCCGTCGTCAGAACCGTTCCGTACCACGGCTCACCCGTGAACAGGTAGTCAAACGAATAGTGATACATCCACATATGTACTGACGTGAAAACGTGTTCCAATTTTTCAAAAGGCACTATACTAAGGTCTGGAATTTCATCCACGTCACTGATCATCACGATGGCCGAATCCGGGACGCCATCCAAGCCCCTCAGAATGCACTCGCGTTGGTGCTTTTCACGCGACCACGGGTTGGTGTCCTTTGGGGCCTCGTCCGCCTTTACGATGACGTGTTCAATTTTTGGGAGCCACTTGGCGAAGCGGTCGCGGTTGTTCTGAAAAAACAGCTCCTTTGGCCCGCCTACATGGTTCACCTCCGCCTCTACGAGCACGAAGCGATCAACGAAGCGATCAAGGGTAGCGAGACGGAGCTCAAGGACATCAAGTTCATTGTAGAACATAAACCCATCCACGAGCATTACTTATTAAGAAACTACTTTCTCTAAATATTGTTTGGCTATTTCAATTCTCTGATCTACGGTCTTTTTGTAACGGGCGCTACCACCCACTATGTGTAGGATAAAATCACCCTCTTTCCACTGTCCATCAACACCAAGTGCATCCTTCGGGGGCAGGTCCGGGTACATCGTGTAGTCGTACGCGTTCATGATGCGTTGAGGGACTATCTTGATCCATTTAGACCAATATGTCGCTGTAGCCATCTCCTGGATCCACTGGTTCTCAGCCATCACGTTGTCGCGATAGGCGGCACGAGCGGCTATCATAGACTCGCAAAACCCCCTTCCAATCTCGGAATTTCGGATCAAAATATTACCACAATTTGTTCCGTTACAGTCGGCGGGTAGAATCACGTGAAAGCGGTTATCCACCACTCGGTCAAGAGCTATAGTTTTATTTGTTATCATCGCGTCGCAGTCAGAGAACAGGACCCACTCGCACTCCGGGTACTTGGCAAACATATCAAGAAACCTGTACCCACGCTCAAATCCCCAGTCGCCCATTATCCCCAGTTCAATCCGTGTGTGCCATGGACCATCACTTTTGGTTTCAAAAGCGTATCCGTGGCGCATACAGTACTCCTCCTTATTTTTGTCCGTCACATCAGCGAATTTCTGCCAGTCAGGTGTGTGTAGCGTAGTCACTACAAACCGCATATTTTAAAAGCATATTAGATCTTTATTAGACGACCAGCTTTCTGAAACCAATCTGATAACGTTTGAAGATAATTTCAACCTTGTTCTTGTTCTCGTTGAACAGACGGTCCACACAGTCACGGATGGTGACGCCGTCACCCCACAGATAGTCATCCATCCACATGATGCCACCCGGCTCCAGAATCTCAAGACACTTCACAAAGTCGTGTGCAATGTCCTCAACGAGGTGGCTTCCATCAATATAAATGAAGTTGAACGTCTTGTCGTTTGTCTTGTAAAAATCATTGGAGTAAAGTTCCACCAACTTAATCTTGTCATGGTTTTTGCTCTTGGAGATGTTCTCAAGGAACAGACGCTTTGTGTAGTCTCCACCCTTTTCCTGGGGTGTTGTGGGATTATCCGCATCAAAGGGGTCAACACACGTCATAGAAGACTCTGGGTGATTCAGAACCACGTCTGAAAAGAATGTGGTTGCGGACCCCTCCAAACATCCAATTTCCAGCACTCGGTATGGCTTGGTGACATCAAGTAGACCACGCGTCAGGGCGATATGCAAGTCGGAAGTGTAGAACCAATTCTCTGAAAATTTATAACCAGACATATATCTATTTTAAGGTTACACTCTTTAAATATTAAATGAAAACTGTTCTAGTGACGGGAGCACGAGGGTTCATAGGGCACGCGATAGTGTCTCATTTACTTGAAAAAACCGACTTGCTAATTGTATGCCCCATTCGTGGACCCAAAACTCCCGACCGCTTACTAGAGCTCGGACCAAATGATAGGATAGTCTACGAATTTAATGGCAAAATTGACATAATCATTCATGCTGCCGCCGAGCCGAGTACGCTAGCGTGCATTGAAGACCCTGTTGGTGCGGTCAATTCAAATGTTACAGAAACCCTGAAAATACTAGAGTTTGCTAGGACTCAATCCCTTGATCATTTTATTTTCATAAGTTCAACGGGCGTGTATAATGATATGAATGGTGAACCCAGACTAGAGGATGCGTTGTGTACATCTATGAACATGTACGCTGCTACGAAACTTGCGTGTGAGCAGATGTGCATGGCCTACTTCAACTCGTATGGTGTACCGTGTTCCATTGCACGTTTGAGTGACGTGTTTGGCCCGCGATCTCAAAAGACCCGCTTACCAACGGTTGCGATAAGAAAACTACTCAATGACGAGAAGTTTGTTATTCATTGTTTAAATGGTAAAATAGCGAAGAGGAATTGGTGTTCATCTATTGACGTTGCAGACATGGTACTTTTTATAATTCATCAGGAACCAGGTAGGATATATAACGTGAGCGGCCCGGTATGCATGGGCAATCTTGAATTTATATCTGAAATTGCAAAGTGTCTTGGAAAAACGGTCAAATATGGACTAGGATACGAAAATATCCAAGGGCGCAACGTGGCGCATAACGCGCCTCCAGACCGTATATGGGCTCTTGGTTGGCGCCCGGAAAAAACATTTGAAACCAGAGTCAAGGAGTTTGTTGATTGGACACTCGCGCATCCCGAATGGTATTAAAAAAATAATTTACTTTTACATATTATGTTAGGTTCATGGACTAGAGACATAGACCGGTTGGCGCGTGAATACACGACCGCTCAACCATATGAACACATTGTAATTCCAAATTTCTTCACAGACGAGTACGCCGAGATGCTTGGTGATAGCATACCCGATCCTGATGATACTTGGTACAAATATGACAACCCGTTTGAAGGTAAATATCTCTTTAACAAGTTCAATGACGCAGACCCTGTTAAAAAAACGATAGACTTGTTGTACTCGGATGAAGTTATGGACTATATGTGCAAAATATCCAAAATTTCCAACTTGGAGCCAGATCCTCATCTCAACGCAGGTGGCCTACACGCTTATCCACGTAATGGTATATCAGGAATTCATCTTGACTACAATATTCACCCTATATCCAAAAAAGAGCGACGTGTAAGTATACTCGTGTACATGTCAAAGAACTGGCGGACGGAGTGGGGTGGTCAGTTGAAAATTTGGGACAGTGGTCTCACAACGTGTAAAACTATAGATCACGATTTATGGAACACGGCTGTTATTTTCAAGACGAATGGGCTCACGTATCATGGGTTCCCCGAACCCATCAAGTGCCCAGAGGGCGTGTATCGCAAAGCTGTAGGTATATACTACATGTCAGACCCAACACCCGAGTCTCTCGCTAACATTAGGCACAACGCCGTGTACTTCCCCACACCTGGTGAAAAGGTTAACGACAAGATGGCCAAGTTGTATGAAATTCGCAAGACGAGGCGTATTACGAATGAAGACCTTCTAGACTGGCCAAACTGGCGAGAGGAGTGCGGGCGTTCGGAATAGTTAAAAATGAATACATATTAAAGTATAATGAGAGTGGCGATCATAGGTACAGGGAACATAGGTACAGATTTGCTTCTTAAAATCTTGAAAACAAAAGATGTTAAACTTGTCGCGTTCGTGGGCCGCAGGGCCGCCACGAAGCCATTGCCCCCAGGTGTCAACTATTATGAAAATGGAATTGACTATTTTATAGAAAATCCCAACTGTTGTGATCTAGTATTTGATTGTACGGATGCGCTTACAGCGTCTATAAACGCTTCTATTTTTGAACATCAGAATATCAGAGTTATAGACATGACGCCATCAAAGAAGGGGCAGATGTGCGTTCCTAACATCAACTGTTGCTGTCTGTCAAACGTGAAGAACGTTAATATGATCACATGTGGAGGACAAGTCTCAATTCCTATGCTTAATTATCTAGCATCATTTGGGAAAATTTCATATGCGGAAGTTGTTACCCAAATTTCATCACATAGTGCAGGTATGGCTACACGGATTAATGTTGACAAGTACATTGAAACCACGGAGAACGCAATCAAGAATTTGGTCAATGTTCCTAACTGCAAAGTTATTTTAACCGTAAATCCAGCTAAAATATTCATGCAAACAACCATATTCATAAAAACTTACGCGGTTGAGTTTACGGGGTTTGAAGAGTTTTTGACGAATGTAAGGTCTTATATACCAAACTATAACGTAGCGTCTCATCCAAAGTTCATATCACCGGGTGTGGCTATGGTGTCTGTTAAAATAGCAAGTTCAGGTGATTACTTTTCAGACTACGCCGGTAACCTGGATGTCATAAACTGTGCGGCAATGGAGATTATGGCCAAAATAAATAAAGAATTTTTCACTGTAAATACCAATGAGCGTGTGTGATGCAATTGCAACGTTTCTTTTATCAAAAAATATTGATGTGGTTTTTGGTATCACGGGTGGCGGAAACTCGCGTTTGTATCATTCGTTCACAAAGGCTGGACTAAAAATTTACAACGTGCATAACGAGCAAGCAGCTGCGCAGGCTGCAGGTGCGTACTACCAGACGTGTGGAAAGGTTGCGGCCGTGACCATTACTTCAGGGGGTGGCGTCACAAACACCATAACCGGTGTGACGAGTCTATGGGCTGATTCCATTCCGGCCATTATTTTTTCAGGTCAAGAGGCGTCTCATTGCGTTCATGCCCATAATCGCCGACGAATGTATGGGGTTCAGGGGTTTGACGTGGTTGCGATGGTTTCTAAAATAACCAAGTATGCAAAACTTCTGTTAAATATTGATACTCTTCAGACTGACCTTGAGGAGGCGTACTTCACATGCATGGACCGGCGCAAGGGGCCTGTATGGCTTGATATACCTGTTGATATACAGGGCAAGGCATTTACTCCTGGGCCGTGGCAGACTTATGCTCCACAGAGTGTTTCATCTGATGTTTCACACGTCATTGATATGATCCAGGAAGCAAAGCGCCCTATAATTCTGGCGGGTCACGGAGTCAAGCTTTCAAATTCCGTGGGCGCGTTCAAGTCCTTATTAGAGCGTGTGCAAGTACCTGTCCTCGTATCGTGGTCTGGAATAGACATTCTGGGTCACGATCACCCCCTGTTTTTCGGTTCTCCGGGAATTTATGGTCAGAGGAGCGCCAACTTCATCTTCCAGAAGGCGGACCTCATCATCATCATCGGCAGTCGGGTAGCGACGCCGCAGAGCGGGTACGACACGAAAGAAATTGCACGTGGTGCTAAAATTGTGATGGTTGATATTGATGAGACTGAATTCAAAAACTTTGCGCACGTCCATGTGCTGTCTGACTGTGGTAAGTTTATAGAGAACCTCAGGGATGTTCGTTGCGAGCGCCAAGAGTGGGTCGCGGAGTGCAGAAGTATTCGGCAGGAGTTTCCACTCGTTGAAGAGGCTCATGTTGATGGAGATTTCCCCAACTCTTACAAGATTATAGACAAGATGTCAGATTATCTGACGGGCGATCATGTAGTCGTCACTGACATGGGAACGGCGCTCCTGTGCGGTCACAACACAATTCGCCTCAAGGAGGGGGCTGTTATGTTCTCGTCATATGGTCTCGGTGAAATGGGATACGGTCTCCCGGCTGCATTTGGTGCAGCAGTTGCCGCCCCTACACGTCAGGTCCTGTGTTTGAATTGTGACGGTGGTATGATGATGAACTTGCAGGAGCTTCAAACTATTATTCAGCATAAATTGAATGTAAAAATAGTTATTTTCAACAACGATGGCTACCTGATGATGAAACATACACAGAAGCTTCTGTTCAACGGTGTAATGACCGCAGCTAACAGCGAAACTGGTATAGTACTACCTGACTATATGAAAGTCGCCGAAGCATTTGGTTACGAAAAGTTTAGAATCAAGTCTTGGGATGAGTTTAACAGTCATTTCAAGACGTTTATGGATTCCGACCAACCGGCCATTTGCGAGATTTTCATGCCACCCGAACAGGACTTTGTTCCAAAGGTCAAAGGTGTCCTGCTTGAAGACGGCTCAATTTTCGCACCCCCATTAGAAGAGATGTCGCCTCTCCTCCCCTACGACACCATCCGTCGCGTGATGGGTGACTGTATTTCTAAAAAATCTGAAATAATTAAGCGGCCAGACGCGACGCAATGACGTGGATGATATCTTCTTGACCCGCAACAAGACTGTGTTTGGCAATTTCATCCACAAGCGTCTTTGTTGACAAATTGTATTTTTCACACGCACTTAATATACACTTTTCAAACCCTGAGAAAAGTTTATATTTTGCCGTAAATATGTTAACTAGTTTTATTGTCGGGCGATCATATTGAAATGTCTCAACGTACTTGTAGACCGACTCAATATCCAGATGAGTTGGGTGGATCGCCTCCATTATTTCTAAAGGCGTGTTCCCTGCCCCCGCTCCAAAACCTTTAACAGTAACGTCAATAATAGTTGCTCCACTTTTTACCGCAGCGAGTGAATTGGCAACAGCGAGGTGCATATTATCGTGTCCGTGAAACCCAATTGGTATATTTAGTACCTGTAATGCTTTTACTATCTTAGACACGTCCTCTGGAAAGAACGAACCAGTTGAGTCCATAATAATTATAGCCGAGGCTCCATACGTTTTCATTTTAAGAGCCTCCTCTACAAGGACCGTAGGTGAGCAGTGTGCAGCCATCATGAGAACTCCATATACAGTCTTACCTTTACTTGACAGGTATTCAATATGACTCATAGTCATTGTAGCCTCTGTACAGTGAGACGCGACTCTGAAAATATCAACAAGGTCCAAAATAGGGTCTATATCACGTTTTATAGTAGCCACACCTGGAATAATATGGATGGATAGTTTTGTATTTTTGAGATGACTGCGCGCCGTGCGAATCATCTCAAAATCTGATAAGTTTGATTCACCAATAAGAATTGACGACGCCCCCATACCGTTGCCGTGACCCACCTCAACTACAGCAACACCGGATTTCTCGGCAAATTTACAGTGGTTTTCTATGTCATATTTCGTCAACTTGTGTGAAATCGCATGGCTTCCGTCTCGTAGAGTCAGGTCGTGGTACTCCATTTTTTTTAAAAACACGTTTTTCCTTATTTAAATGCGATGAGCCATGGACCTGGTCATGACGTATTCCCAGTTGATAATTTTAATTTTCACATCAAAATAGTTGTAAAACTCCTCCTCGAGTAGGGTTCTATATTTCAATATTTCTGGTACAGATTCCGGATCATTAGGAAATTGGTCGGGGAGGTCAAGAGTCGTCCCGAGTAAGGCCACTTTCATTCCACAACTCTTCATAGCACACGCCCGTTGGCTTAAAGTTGTTTACAAATATATGCCAATGTTGAAAAGGTGTGAAATCATTGTCGTAAGAAGTTGAAGCCTTGCCGGTCAAAAGAGACGTTTGTTGCGCAACTGGAATGCATATAGTTTTCAACCCTAGATGTCTCATCATACCGAAATATACATGATCCATACCCGCACGCGCATCTATGTTTTGAAGTACGTATCTGCAAAATTCCTTTGACTTCCACATGGTGTCACAGCCACCATTGTTAAATGTAATTTCACGAGGGATGGCGTCTGGTAAGAAATGAAAGTTCACGCCGACTGACAAGTTAATATAAGGAAAATTCGGGGGAATTTTGTCTATAGCCTCTTGCCAATTTTTAACAAATAACGAGTCATCGTCACAGAAAATAGCGCCATCAGGTGAATTTGGGTCGTCTATGAACATACGCATCGCCTCTAAATGTTTCACGAGACCCGAAATACTGCCATAGTTGAGATGACCGCCAAGACGTTTCTGCAACCATTTTACAAACGGATGACTGGCGGGATATCCCGTAACCCAGACAATATCCTTGAACCCACGTGAAATTAAATTGTTTTCAATAATAGGCCGCCTCTCCGGACAGTATGCCGGACAATGTATGACATATATACGCGTCATTAGCTATTAAGAAACTACTTTCTCTAAATGTTGTTTGACAACGCACAGACCTTTAATTCTTTGATGATATTCATAACATAGTCTATCATATCAAATGTTACAAACTGACTGTTGCCTATATACACGCCATTATCATTTAGAATATCGGCGTTAGGGAGATGAGAACCCTTGAATTTCTCAAGAAAAGGTTGATTAAGAAGGTTCCCACTTACAATGGGTCTGTTTTCAATAAATTTTTTCTCAAATTCATTCTTGAGCTTGACCATCATAGAAGGATCCTTGCATATAAGAGGGAACACAAAGCAGCTATTTGTTCCAGATTTACTTGGAATGTAAAAGTCGTCTCCAAACTTTTCCAGCTGTTCAACGAAATATGCATAGTTTTTCTTGCGTATTTCAATAGATGCGTCAAGACGCTTGAGCTGAGATATACCCAAAACCGCCCCAATTTCAGTGTTCCTAAAGTTGTAACCATCGGTTAGAAACAGAAATCGCCCATCTACATTGGGGTACTTGGCCTTGGCGGCGATGAATTCCGTGGGCGAAAGCTCGCGGGCGAGTCCGTGACTTCTCTTGATTCGCATGAGCTCGTAAAGCTCCTTGTTATTAGTTGAAACCATACCACCCTCAATAGTCGTCATATGGTGACCGTAATAAAAACTAAAGGTGGAGCCCTCCGATGACGTGGATCCGCGTCTAACACCATGGTCATCGGTGACGCCATGAGACTCGCATATATCCTCTATGAATATCGCATTGGGATAAAACTCCTTCAGTTTTTCAATAGGCGCGTTTAACCCAAGTAAATGTGTAACGAAAACAATCTTGATATCCTTTTCTTTAGGGAGATTATTAGTGTCAAAACTGAAGTGATCAAGTGATATGTCGCAGAAAACGGGCTCTAGACCTAGTTGCATAATCGGACCAACGTTAGTGACCCATGTGCATGCCGGAACTAGAACTTTAGATCCGTTTGGAATGTTGTACAATTCTTTGATTGACGCTACGAGTAGAAAGTTCGCTGTACTGCCAGATGAAACAAAAAGTGAATACTTGCATCCGAGCCATTTTGACCAAGCATCTTCAAATTCACGCACTTTGACACCGTTTGTGAAACGATCTGAAAACAATATAAATTTAAGGAGTTCGTATTTGTCTCTCCAATTTATAGTACTACTCATTAACGGCCAGTACATTATATACTTATGTGATATAAACTTTAACTTAGAACTTTATTCTCAAGCCTGCATTCAAAAAATTTTTGAGATTGTTACCGTCCCGTGAGAGTGAATGCGTCTGCGAGTTTTCGTTCTGCGTCCATACGGTGGACCAGTCGTCACCATGGCGGCCCGCCCATGGGTAACACACAACCTTCTTGGCAAGACCCTTGTGTTCAAAATATTTTGGGAACAAATAATCGTCTGAAAGATACTCGGGTTGCACGGGCAGCGACATGGGTTCAAGGCGTGGAAATCCCTCAACAGCAGAACGTGGAAACAAATAACCAAACGCACTCTCAAATATCTCGGCGTCAGTTCCATGTCCTAGACAAATTGCGTATCCGAGCCGCCCCCACATACGCATAGTAGTCTCGGGGTACGCAAGTCCCGAGTATCCTACAGGGCACTTGAACTCTTCGTACCCTTTCAACAGACCTTCTAGAAAACGAGGCTGATAGTTGGCGTCATCGTTTATAAAAACAATGAGGGTATCAGGATCCGTCTCAATATCCATAATAGCAAGTACTGATGTCAAAACTCCATAATCTTTCGTCTTATTCACGGTGACGCCCGCGTCAATTAACTTCTGTTCCAAAGTGGGATCTGGTGCGCGGTTGAATCGCGGATACCAGTCTGGAAGATTCACATAAATCGCGTCTGGTTTGCAGGTCCCTGTTTGAATAGACTGAATAGTCTTGAACAAGGAATCTTCCCTCGTGGGAATAGTTGACATTGTTGTTACGACGCGCATTTACTTTTACGTTACTAATCTATTTAAGTGATAGCATGTAGAGCGTCTGACGAATCAGCGCCACAATTTCATCCTGAATATTCTTCAAGTACGCGTCGCCCCGAGGGAGCTTGATGCCGCGAACACGCGCTAGCAGCGTCTTGAAGTACGGACGAGCCTTCTTGGGGTCCTGGATGTACCGCTTGTTCATGGTGATTCTGCGGAGGCGACCGTACTTGCCCATGTAAGCCTCAGCCCACGAGTCGAGTAGAGGGACTATGCCTTCATAGTACGCCTGGAGAGCCTTGTGTTGAGCGAAGGAGTTGGTCGTGAGGTGGAACACGTGAGCTTGTTCCCGGGAGTTTAAGAGGGCGCCAACGTACCTGTTTGCCGCCATCTTATTATAGAAAAAGATTTTCTTGTTCAAAATTAGATGAGTTTCTCTGAAACTATTTTCCCCAAGGGGAAGGTGTTTTTTAAGGGACTCGAGAACCTTTCATGCAAGGTGCTCCTCCGAGACACGCGCTTTTTTTACCTGACGGAAATTTACCACACCGCCAAGAACTACGGAAACGTGTGCAAGTACAGTGCGAAGAAGACGATCCGCCTGTTTGACTTGACGCACGCCAACATTGAGAAGCTTATAAAAAGCAAGTACCCATTGTCCAAGGATACGCGCGGCTTGCTCCGCATAGTGCTCGGCACGGGTGTGACGGTCGGTGAACAGTCTGCAGCGGTCAAGCTCCTCGTCGGTGAAAAGAATGCGGGTAAACTCCCCAACATTTCCAATACGCGCAAGGGTCAGCGTCTGAGTTATAAGAAACTTAATCACATGGTGTTTGGTAAACTTAGCCGCGAGTTCCTTGTACCTGAGGGATATGATGGATACTATGCACCCAAGAAGCCCTCTATATTCCATGGGGGCTCATTTCACTCTGAAATTATGTTGGTCAACGCCTATCAGAATATTGAGAATATCACCGGTCCCGCCCCGGTCGTGTCGCATCACAATTTTAAATGGGCGCTCCCCAAACTCTTTATGCAGTACAGCAAGGGAAAGACTCGTCTCGTCCGGCCGTATGGCGGTGACTTGACCATTTTCTGCACCGGTGGAATGGCAGTCCGTTTGTACCTTCAACAAAAGAAGAGGAATTTACCTCCAAAAATCAGAAGGACTTCAGATTTTGACTTTACATTTGCAGTTCCCAAAAAACTCCCGTCTGAAAAGGCGGTATCCACCTATGTGTACACCATGCAAAAGATAATGACGAGTCACCTGAACGGATTCATTCGGTGGCTCAACCGCGAGTATCAGGGCATAAACGCTCGGCTCAAGGTGAACAAATTCACACGGTCCCGCTTTTCCACGCCACGTGTTCAGGTTCCAGGAACGGGTCGCAAGGTTTATCAGGTGATTACTTATCAAATTATTATGGGCAAGAATGAGACCACGGACCTGGTGGACACGGCTCTCGCAGTGTACCCGCGCTCCGACCGCTCCATGCTCCACCTCCCATTTTCATACAAAATTGGGATCCCCATCCAGAGGCTCAAGTATCAACTCAAAGACTCTCTAGCTATTTTGTCAGGGTCGTTTATTCACAAGGGTCTTATTTCTCACAGAAATCCACTGACGGGTACAGTCAAGGAAAAGGGTCAAAAAAACGCCGAGCGTGTACTAGAGCTCCTCAAGGTGGCCAAACGCAACAAGGGGTTGAAAAACGCACGGATAGCCGCAGGGCCGTTACTGCAGAATATCGTGCTCAAAAACTTGAGTCGTGCCCGGAAGAATGCCGTCAAGGTGAATCGCGCTATGAAAAAAATAGTTTAATTTAATATGAAGGAGGTGTTCCTTATAGGGGCACTTCTTGTGGTGCTCTGTGTTTTATTGTGGTTTTTTAGTCCAAAATTGGAAAGAGGGTTTACAGGCGCAGAGAGTTCATGGGACCCACCCCAAGTCGTAAATGATATATTGACACCTGACGAGTGTAAATATATAATTGAAAAGGCTACACCAGATTTCTCTAGAAGTGCCGTTGTAGGAACGGGGGTGCCCGACGCGTCACGCACGAGTGAAACGGCGTGGATTTCAAAAGACGATCCAGTGGCGCGCAAAATTTTCGCCAAGGCGCTTGAGCTCACTGGTAAAACAATAGACGAGTGTGAAGACTTGCAAGTGGTGAGATACGAACCCGGGACGTTCTATCGTGCCCATCACGACGCGTGCTGTGACGGGACTCAGGGGTGTATTGATTTTGAAAAGGATGGGGGTCAGCGTGTAGGTACCCTTCTCGTCTATTTAAATTCTGAATTCACAGATGGTGAAACTCACTTCCCAGATTGTGACGGAGGGATCAAACTCAAGGCTGATCCTGGTTCGGCAATTTTCTTCAGACCTCTCGGGACAGACGAACCCAAGTGCCACCCCAAAGCGTTACACGCGGGACTACCTATATCTTCAGGTGTGAAATATGTATGCAATGCTTGGATCCGTGAAAATAAATTCCGTCCTTAATTTAAAATGAAATTGAATGTCTGGATAATTCTTGTGGCACTTATTGCCGCCGCATTTCTGCTCGCTCCCCGCGCGTCAGGGTTTTTGTACGACAGCGGGGGGGACTATAATGTCGTATGGCCAAGAGCCTATAACAATTGGATGGGTCTTGATGGGTACATTGATGTGCCGACCGGTGCCAAATGCTAAAAAACGTGTTCTGTCCAGGTCAGGGTTTAGGACCTGACTGGCTAGTCACCAAACAAACGAGTCCCGACTCCTCCACGCCACGCAAAAATCGTGTCGTGCACGAGCCAGCCAACTCCCAACAACAACCAAAACACCAAACAAACACAAATGGCCAACTTCACTGCCGCTATCAACGCCCTGGTTGCCGAGCGCGACCGTGTGTTCCTGGAGCGCGTCTCTCAGGACTACAACCTGCCTATTGAGGAGCTCCAGAAGAAGTACCTGGAGACTGCCGAGCAGGCTATCAAGGTGCCGCGCCAGTACAAGAAGCGCGAGCCCAAGTCGGTCTCTGTGGTGGCGGTGACCGAGGGTGGTGAGGCTGCCAAGCCGGCACCCAAGGCCAAGGCTGAGAAGCAGTGCTGCACCTCTCAGACCAGCAAGAAGGAGCCTTGCAAGTTCGCCGCCCTGAAGGGTGAGGTGTTCTGCAAGCGCCACCTCAAGCAGCAGCTGGGTGAGGCCTCTCCCGAGGCACCCAAACCCGCAAAGAAGGCGGCAAAGAAGGCTGAGCAGCCGGTGCACACGCACGACCTGACGGAGAATGCAAACGGCGAGTGCGACCTGTGCGAGTCGCACGGCAACCCCTTGGAGGCCAAGGAGTCGGCCTTTGAGGTGGTGCGCGCTCCGGTTGCCGGTCCGGTCAAGCAGCTCACCACCGAGCAGCGCCTGGCTGCCCTCCTTAATGATGCTGACGTGGAGGAGGAGGCCTTTGAGGAGGAGTCGGACGAGGAGGTGGCGGTTGAAGATGACAAGGATGAGGACGCCTTTGAAGATGATGTGGAGGAGGAGGTCTTTGAGGAGGACGACTAGATGCGGAGCGAGCTGCGCAGAGTAGCAAGATCCTGACGGAGTCGGTGGAATCCAGTGGGGTACAGTCGCAATAGTGTAATGATCCAAAGCAATATTAAACCAATCCAAACGGCCCTTTTCTCTTCGTCCTCGTCTTTGAATGTGTGAAATGGCGCCGCAAGTCTGCCAATAAACGACTCGCTCTTATAAATAGGCGTCATGAGTTGGCCAAAAAAGGTGCCTTCGTCACTCGCCTCTCCCCGAACCATCTTCTCAATTTCTGTCAACGCGCACACCGTCTGATTTGTGAGCCAGTGTAGCATTATGAATGGAATTATCACCATGTGTAGAGTGAGCATATATTCGCTCTCAAAAAGTGGAGTCAAAAATATGAATAAAATTACGAGAATATGTATGATCTGTATAAGAAGAGTGCCAATCATTATTATAGAGGTCATATAAAAAACGTGTTCTGTGGGCGCCACGTCCGCTTGCACGCCGTGTCATTCAGACAAACAAAATGTTCAAGCGCCCTACCATCCGTCACCGCTATGAGAGCACGCGTTTCGTTACAGAGACGCTCGCAAACGGCACTCGGGTTTCTCAGTGGGCCCCAGTCGTGACCCGCCGGCGCGTCCCCACAGGCACTCCAGGTGTGGTGGGTTCTCTAGTAGACAAGATGCACGCTGGCAACGACACTATTCGTCATGTAGTCGGTCCTAAATGGACACCTCCGAGTGAGTATGAATTCATAGCCGAGAGGCTACCTGTGGGTGAGCAGGCGGCATACAGGGCTCGCTGCGAGGCGTGGTTCGCTGAAAACCCCCCGCGAGTGTCGGCGGTGCGCCCCGAGGTGGCCGCCTTGGACTATGAGGCGGTTGCGCGGGTCTTTGTCAAACACGCGACGCAGCTCCCGCCCCTTGAGGAGAGGCTCGCCGTCTACCGGAAGGCTGGGTACCCCGAAGAGTACATTGAACGCGCCAAGGTGCGAGCGGCGACGCTAGTGGCAACGTCCGAAGAGCGCCAGAAGGCTCTAGACCTCATATTCGCCAGGTGGCCCGCGGCATCCAAGCCCGCTCCCAAGAAGGGCAAGGTGATCAAGGCGGTGAAGAAGCGCCTGCCGGGTCAAGACGCATAAAAGAATGCGGGCTCATATCAATAATGGATAAAGTTCGCTGGGCGGACATGAACGACGATGACCCCATACCTGCATTTGAAGTTGAAGAGCCTACTGTAATTTCCAAGCACGGAATTCGTATAAAAACCGCACCTCCGTCCCAAAAGTACGTCCCTCCATATCGCCAAGATAAAACCACTGCACCTGTAAAGGGTAAGTGATGTGCGACGTGTGTTGCGAACCCTTCAACAAGTCAACACATCTACAAATTAAATGCCCATATTGCCCCTTCTCGGCGTGCGCGGCGTGTCACATTCGCTACCTGTGCGACACCTCAGCTGATGCCCACTGCATGTCGTGCCGCAAGGGTTGGTCCCGTGAGATCCTTGTGAACAATTTTACTCAGAAATTCGTCACCACAACGTACAAGAGGCGGCGTGAAAACCTATTGTACGAACGGGAAAAGAGCCTCATGCCAGCTACTCAGCCATATGTTGAAATAGAAAAGAACATCCGCGAACTTACCAAAGAAGCGACACTTGTGGAAGTTGCACAAGCCCAAGCAACTGCGCTTATGAATAAAATACACGGCCGCACCTTGGCAGTTATCGCCGTTGAAAATAACTTGACGTCTGAATTTGAAGCCTCAATTATCAGGCAAAAGCAAGTCAATGAGCAGCGCAAGGTGGTTTCGCACTTCGCAATTGATTTACAACACATAGATTGGCACAAGAACTTTCTCATCAATCACATGAACGGTGGTCATCATCTGGAGCGCCGTCAGTTTGTGCGCGCATGCCCAGTCACAGACTGTCGTGGGTTTCTGAGCACTGCATGGAAGTGCGGTATGTGCGACAATTGGGCCTGTCCCGAGTGTCACGAGGTCAAGGGCAAGGACAAGGATGCCGACCATACGTGCGATCCGAACAATGTGGCGACGGCTCAGCTCCTCGCTCGGGACTCGCGCAACTGCCCCAAATGCGCTGCGGGTATTTTCAAGATTGACGGTTGCGATCAGATGTGGTGCACGCAGTGTCACACGGCGTTTAGCTGGCGCACTGGGCGCGTTGAGACGCACACAGTACATAACCCCCATTATTACGAGTATATGAGAGCGCGCGGAACCCTTGCGCGCAATCCAGGTGACGTGCCGTGCGGTGGATTTCCCGACTTGACGGCGATCATGCGCATAGTGGCCCGCAACAGCCACGTCTGGACCATTATATCAGCAGCCCATAGATCGCGTGCACACTGCCAATGGGTCCTCATGCCACGATACGACGTCAACATCCGCGAGGATAATAGGGATCTTCGTATCAAGTTTATGATTGGGGATTTCAGCGAGGATGATTTTAAGAAGAAAATTCAGCAGCGTGAGAAGGCTCGGCAGCGCAAGACTGACATCCGGCAGGTTGTCGCCATGTACGTGGAGGTTTTGAACGACCTGTTTCAAGCTCTTGTTCAAACGAAAGACGTGGGTGCGTTGGCAGACTCTCTCCAAGAGCTCAAGACGCACGTGAACACCACGTTGGATGCGGTGTCAAAGCGGTACACCAAGTGCTCAGTTCCGCGCATCACAGAAAATTATGATTTCGTATAGTAGTATGGAGTGGATGTGGGTGGTGCTAGCAGGTCTCCTCATCGTCCTTTTATTTTTTTTGAAAAATAGATCCAACTTTGAAGAAGGCGTGCCTAAGATCATCCATCAAACGGCCCCAGCTGACGAGTCCAAGTGGCATCCCGTATGGAAAGAGTGTCAAAAGACGTGGAAGGAAAAGTTCCCAGATTATGAATACAGAATGTGGACAGATGAAGATCTGGATGAATTAATAAGAACAAAATACAGTTGGTTTTATGATACTTACAAGGGGTACGACTTGAAAATAAAAAGGATAGATGCGGCTCGGTACTTTATGTTGAACGAATATGGGGGTATATACGCGGACATGGACTTTGAGTGCCTCAATAACTTTGAACACATTTTAGACAAGGACAAAGTGTCCATAGCCGAGTCTCCGTGGAAAAACGGTCCAAGTGGAGAAACCCATCAAAACGCACTTATGATAAGCCCCAAAGGGCATCCCTTCTGGGAAAAGGTTTTTGAGCTCTTGGACAAACACAAGAACAACCGTGATGTTTTATTCACAACTGGCCCTCGTATAATAATGGAGGCTATGAATTCAGTAAACGAAGGTTCCGTCGCGTCTCTCCCTTATCAGAAGTTTGCACCGCAGCATGATAAAGAATTCACAAGTTCTTATGAAGCTGGTAGGAAAACTATAACTCCACCTAACGACCCCAGTATATTCACTAGGCATCATTCAACATCCGTGTGGAATAACTATTAATTTCTAAACTAAAATTAGATGTGGGCCCTTGTGGTGCCCCTTATAGTTCTTGTTCTCTGCCTCGTGTGGCTCAGACAACAGGAACCCTTTACACACCAAGAAATACCAAAAACTATATGGACCTATTGGGACAGCGAGGACCTCCCTGAATTTATACAGAAATCCATAGACAAGTGGCAGCGTCTGAACCCCACGTGGGATATCAGAGTCCTCAATCCTAAAAACCTGAAACAGTACCTCCCGGACGTTGATATTTTTAGTTTTAAATTCGCAGACACTAAACCACGCCAGTCTGATTTTGTGAGGCTTCATGTTCTTTCAAAATATGGAGGGGTATGGTGTGACGCTTCTATTGTCCCTCAAAAATCGTTTGATTGGTTGAGGGAAGAGCAGAGGACGCGTGGTGTGGAATTTATAGGGTACTATCGTGAAGGTGCAACGACTAAACCGGAGTACCCGGTTCTGGAAAGTTGGCTCTTTGCATGCGTGCCAGGGTCTGAGTTCGTCACAAAATGGCGGGACGAACTCAATATCATGAACACGTTGGAAAAGGAAACGGACTATAAGGAGCACGTCAAGTCACGTGGAGTTGATATCCAAAAAACACCTCAACCTGACTATCTGAACGTATATTTGGCTGCTCAAGCCGTTATGCAGACTCTGATGTCACCTGATGAAATCAAGAGCAAAATTCACGTCATCAAAGCTGAAGACGGGCCTTTCAAACACTCCGTCACAAACGACTGGGACCCACCAAAGTCCATGAAGTGGTTGTGTGATCAAGAAAAAAGTGATCTTCCAGATGTCATAAAGATTTACGGAAACGAGCGCCGAGCTGTGGATGCTGACGAGGCACTAAAATGCTCGTACAAGATATTTGACTAAAGACTGGCGCCGCTAAAAACACAGGATGGAACGCGCGCTCGTGAAGCTTCTTAGGAAGCGCTGGCTGGTGGGTAACAAGCCCGCTGTGGCCATGTATACTTTCAGGTGTGTTGTAGACGAGATTCGCAAGTGCGTCTCTAATGAACTAGCCAACTTCAATTTGTTTCCAAAATTGAAACGTATCCGCAGGTCTCATTCATGTCCTAGATTTCTGTAGTTACTTGCACACAGGTCTGCCGAAGATGTTCAGCTTCTTGAACGCGCACGACGACCCCGACCGTCTTGAAAGGTTGGGGCGACGGATCAGGTTCACACGCGGTGGAGGAGGACGGCGGGCCAGGTTCACCCGTAGAGGAGGTGGGCGTCTTGCCAGGTTTGGCCCGGTGATTGGCCGCCCGAACGATGGCCGACGCGTGTTGACCCGGGGCTTGCCCGCGAGGACGTTTAGAAAGCCATTGCTGTACCCCTTGTTTTTCCTATTGAAATAGGACCGCATCTGGTATGGGTCGTTTGCTATTTTGCGTGCAAAGCTTGAAATCGCCCTATTGTTCACAACGTTTGCAAATTTACCATATTGCCGTCTGAAGTTCTCTTTCTGCTCGAACCGTATGTTACCCTTATTCACCTTGGGCTTCATCATACTCACAAGTAGGGTCGCCGCGGCGTTATAATTCTTTTTATGGCTATTGTGACGCATGGAAGAGAGGATGATGTACTCAAGTTTTTGCAAATTTTTATTGAAATTCTTGTTACGAGAGTTTCCTGAAAACAATCTATTCATATATTTTTATGTATATTTTTTTCAAGAAATGCACCTAGTGTGCTGACCGGGGTCTCATAACGGACCGGGGTCTTCTAGGGACGACGACCGAGCGCGGCCTCTTAAGGGTCGGGCGCTTCGGAATTCCCACGACGAACGCGTAGTTATAGGCGCCACGCTTATTTTCGGCGCGGCACGGGGGTGCGTAATTGATCTGGGTCGCTCCCAGTGCCTTCATAATTTTACCTGAAACCGGGAGGTTCCCAGCCTTCACGAGACGTTCTATGTTCTGTGAAACCTGCCAAAGAGGAATTCCCGACTGTCGCGAGGCGTTCACCGCCGCCTTGCGTAATCTGAACCCTATCTTCTGGCCTCTAAATTTCTTATTAGTCACGCCGTAGTGTACATAAACCCCCCTGTTAAAGTTGTTCGAGCAAACGGGTTCCAATTGAATATAGCCCTTATTACCGACGCTCAGAGACACGTAGGGGCCTCCACTCGCAATTGGTAACATGAACCTACGCAGGGACATATTGGAGTTCTTAATACTACTGAGTGTATTGACGTATTTATTAAATGCCGACGAGGTGTTGTACTTGGCCACTAGGTTGGCTATTCTTTCGTTGTTATAGTTGCGCCTGTTGCGTAACCACCTTTTTATCCACTCTTTTCTGTTCGTGCCGTTCTTCATAAAGTTGTTTCTCTCTTCAGTATTGAGATGTAATATGAATTTTGATATTAAATTCTTACTATTCGTGGCCAAGATACCGATGGCTGTGTTCACGTTGTTCATATAATTTTACATCAGAAATAAAAACTTGATATAGAGTAATGAACGTAGGCGTGGGCCAGACGGGGTTCACGTGTTGGTTCTTTTCGTCGCTCAACATGTTTCTGACGTCGGACAACGGGCTAAAGATCCTGTGGCAGAAGCTTCAGGAAACCTTACCCACGTTGTCTAACAGACAACGGGCCTATTTCAATTCAAATATCAACGCGCCGTGCCCATACAAGGGTGCGGTCAAGAAGACGAGCGCTATTTATTTCTGGAAATTTCTGAACCAGTACATCTGCGCCGTGGGCGGTCCCGGTCGGCTCATTCCCAAGTCGGGTCTCAACGCATACCTGACGAAGAACGTCAAGTGGCGCGCCAACTCTACAAAAGAATCCAAAGGCACGAGTGGCGCTCACCCATCGTGGGAACTCCCCGCCATCCTCGGTCACTTGGGATTCCGCGTAGGGCGTGATTTCAGAATGTTGAATGCTGAAAGGTGGCGTTACAAGTTCAAGAATAATAGCTGGACAGCCCCTATCCTCATGTATAGCGGTGGCGGCCACACGTATAAGATGAGGGACTTGCTGATGGAAAAAAAAGGGTACGATCTCACTGGCGCCATAGTATACGTCGCTCCTTCTCTCGCGTCGGAGTTGATGCCGCACGTGTGGGCCTGCGCCATCCGGAACGGTAAGGGTTACATATGTAATTCTAATTATCCAACTACCCAGATAGAGTGTAGATGGTGGCAGAAAACGGAGCTCGAGCGCTACTTCATGACGGTCAGCCAGCCGTACAGGACGGGTGTGGCACGGGAAATGGGTTTTGATGTCATCATGTACACCCGCAAGGAATTTACAAACAAAATTTCACCGAGCTGTCAGCTGCCCAAGTCGTACAGACCGCTCACGTATAACAACGAGAATAAGTTGGAGAACTTGAAGCAGTGGGGTTCCGTGAATTTCTTGAAGACGGGTAAAGTAGGCAACGCCCATAAAATATTCTCACCCAGAGTTCGCGCCGAGGCCATCCGTCTGAACGCTAAACGCCCTATCATGACGGCGGCGACGTTCAATAAGTTTGTAAATCAGGCGGATTCTTTTAATCATGGTATGAGACTTTTGCAGCACGCCAAAAACGCTCAGGGTCAAAATTACAAGATTAATAAGAATGGTCAGAATTACAAGAATTATAGAAAGAAATTGATCGCTAAATTTCCAAGACCAATCGCCAAGGATATGATGGCCTATTTATGGAGAACTTCAAAATCCAATAGTGAATTCGCTCAGCGATTGAGAAACTACGGCATCAGTTCGGGTATCACCATCAATGAGAATCAGCTCAAATCCATCCTTACCCGGCGCGCAGCGACACGGGCGGGCACGAAGCGTGTGCGCAATGCTGAAACCGAGCGCATGTACCTCGTGAACGGTAAGGATTGGTTAAATAGTAACTTGACGAACGTCACCAACAAAATAAACGTAAACAATTGGGTTCGGACTAATAACAATAATAATACCCCCTTCCTTAGGAGCTACCTTAACTCCAACAACGTCAAGACGTATAAGCGCAAGGTGGCGAATTTTAATAGCGCGAGGGCGGCGCGCGCGCGGCGGATGTAAAAAACAGGTTCTGCGCCGCTCAAGCCTCTCGTCTCGTATCCCATGTCATCTCAAACGCACAATGACTAACCGCGGCGAGGTCCTCTCTATGATCCACTGCACTATTACTAAAATAAATAACGCCGCGAGCCGCGAACAGCGCTTCAATCTGCTTGAGAATGCCCAGATGCTTTCTGACATTCTCCAGGAGGTTACGCAATATGAAAAGTCTCTGATTATGGATCTTGATGTTGACTAACCCCCCCACTGTAAACCTACATACGCCGTGCGGGGCGTGGACCAGCTAGAGTGCGCCGTCTAAAAGCCCTTAAACTGGGAAATACTCGCCGTCTTGTGGTGGGCGGGCGAGGAGCACTTATAGGAGGTGTGCGTCTGATGCCAATATTCATTGTATTATTTGGCTGACGCACAACCGTAACGGGTCTATGAACGACACCACGGGTAGGGCTTTGGCGCACCGTGTATTTTGGAGAGGGGGTTCGCCTGGGCGTTATAGGGACGCCGATATTCATTGTATTGTTTGGTTGGCGCACTACGGCTACTGGTTTGTGCGCGACGCCGCGGGTTGGGCTCTGACGCACAGTGTAGCGGCGCGGTGATAGGGTTCTCTGTTGTTGAGCCATCCATCTCTCTATACTTGCTATCGGATCGCGAGTTCCATGCTCCCTGAACCACTTGGCGGCTGTTGGATTTTTCGCAAGCGCCACCACGAAATCAGCAAAATACCTGATTTTATTTCTACAACTTTTAGTCGTCATAAAACGGCGCCCTATGTCACGGATGGTCATATTATTAATATTTTATATTAAAATTATGAGACTGCTAAGAAAGCCGCACAATTAAACGTGTCCTGTCTCCGTCAAGTTTCCCGAATGACTTTGGTCGGTCACCCAAAAGCCCTTGACCGGAATGGAGGATTGCCCCGTGTGCTGCCAGGCTCTCGAGTGGTGGCCCACGGCCACGACCACCTGCAACCACAAGTTCCATAAAGAGTGTCTGAATAAGTGGAGCGCGATGAAAAAAACATCGTGTCCCATGTGTCGGCACTCGCCCGTGGCCGTCAAGACGACGACGTGTGAACGCGCCACGTGTCAGATGCCGTCACTAAAAGGGGGTGGGATGTGCATGGACCACGCGGTTCAGAAACACTTCAACTTCATCCCATGTGGGCCCATTAGTGTTGAATAGTGGCCGTCAAGTACAACGCGCTTATAGATGACAAGAAGACGGGTCAGAAGTCGCTATTCCTCCCGGTTTTCGTGGAGATCCGTGACGACAAGGGGGTGGCCGACACAATTT